GAGGGAGCGGCCGCCCCATCCGTTGGCACTGCTTGATGATGTCCGCCTCACCCTTCCCCTGCTCTAGCTCGTAGAGGAGGACGTCTCTGAGTTTCCCGCGTCTTCCTCCAGGATGGTCTCCCGGTACAGGGCCGCGTTCTCTGCCGTCTCTCGAATGGTCCGGAAGAGGTCGGGGAGGTCGATGAGCAACTTGGTGCAGTTCTCTACGTTGAACTCGAGCGGCTCATCGTCGGGGCCGGTCACGTTGTCCCAGCCTAGGATCACCGTCTCCGCGTAGACCTGAGCCAGGAGCTCCTGGGCTTTCTCGTTGGACATGGTCTCGGTCTGAATGGCCCGGCGGTACGGCTTGAGGAGCGCCTCCAGCCGCTTCTGGTACCGCTTGTTGGCCCCGCCCGCGCGGGCGATGCGAAAGATTCCCGCTTCGCCCAGATCGAGCTCGATGCCCTCCTGCTCGTGGCGAGCGGAGGTTTGGAATTGCCGGTACGTTCCCATGTCGCTCTTCCTTTCTAAGGGTTCTGACGGCTGCGATTATATCAACCAGCGGCGTTGGGCAGGTAGTCCCAGAAGATCATCAGCAGCGTGTGGTCAAGGAGGGTGCTGACCTTGGCCCCGGTCGCGGCCGCGTTCGACAACGGAATCGTGATGGGCTCGTCCTGCGACACGTTGGGCCGCCCATCGCCCAGGGTCACCAGGGGCAGGTCGAAGCTGATGCCCGCGTTCGACTTGACCAGGTGGAGGTCCAGGGAGACGTCGGCCGTGTCCCGCACGGCCTGGATGGCAGCGACGTCCGCGAAGTAAGCGGTGGCGTTGGCGTCCACCACGAAGGTGCCCGCCGTGACGTCGAACGCCCCGAACACGCCGATGCCCTTGTTCGGGGAGATGTTGTTGTTGATGGAGATCGAGAACTCCTGGAGGAACGCGAACAGCTGATCAGGAGCCTCGTCGCCATCGACCAGGCGGCTCAGGGCGGTGCGGGCCACGTCCGAGCTCGTGTTGAAGGCGTCCGCCTCGACCAGGGCCACCTTAATGGCCGTGCCGAGGGAGGACTTGAGCGTGTTCGCGCCGCTCTGGTTCTCGTCGATGGTCGTGGAGTTGGTGGCCACGAACGCTAGGTCGACGGTGATTTTGTTGGCGGTGGTCAGGTTGATCGTGAGCTCGTTGGGGATGGCCCCTTCGAGGTACTCGGCCTGCTCCAGGGTCAGGTCGGCGTCGTTGTTGGCCCCGAGCGTGCGCTCAAGCTGGTAGGAGCGCCGCTTGATGAGGTTGGGGTCCGACTCGTTCTTGATCACCCGGCCGAAGAAGATCTGGATCGTCTCCGTGGTGCTGACCTCAGTGACCATGTCCTGGTCGGACTTGTCGATGACGATTTCGGTAGCGGAGATCGACCGCACCCGCTTGAAGCCGTTGTTGGCGGCGTTGGAGAAGCTGGTCCCGGCCGTGTCCCCGCCGATGTAGATCCACTCGCCCGGAATCAGGCCGAGCGTGGTGAGATCCTTGATGCTGCTGGTGAGCTTGGCGAAGCCAGAGCTCGCGTCGACATCCAGGTCGCCCGCGTCGAACTGGAAGCCCACCGTGCGGAGCCTGGCATTGGCGGGCGGGGTGGCCTCGTCGACCAGGTTTTCGGCGACGGTGATGGAGCCTGCGGCGACCGCCGTGATCCGCTTCAGGCCATTGTTCGCCGTGTTGGAGAAGCCGGAAGCCAGGATGAGCTCGCCAACCTTGAACCCGCCGGGGGCGGCGGTGAAGTCGCTGTTGGTGTCGTACGTCTTGTTGATGCTATCGACGTTGGTGATGGAGATCTGACTGTTGGCGGTCTTGAGCGTGCCGTCCGAGTTGTACACCGCTTCGGCGCTGTACGCCTTAGTGTCGGGCTTCTCGCGGTAGTCCGCGAAGAAGAAGCCCCGCAGCAGGCGCTCCAGATTGGTTTGCGTGAGGTCGGTCTGGAACCCGCCGGAGGCGTCGAGGTCGGTGGCCAACCCCTTCTTCCGCTGACGGGAAGGGTTGATGGGGTTGCGAGACACCGTGGTGACCTGTCCGCCGAAGTCCGAGTACTCGTTCGGCTCGAGCGGGTACCAGATCTGCTCGGGGCCAGGCAAAACGCCGATGGAAGCTTCCTCGGCAAACCGCAGCCCCGTGATGTTGCTGTCGATCTTATTGACAAGAGTCATCGGGCGCTCTCCTTTACTTCACCCGACCTGATCATACTCGAACTCGGCCAGGATGTTCGTCTGAAACCACGGCCCGTCCTCCCCAACTTCGCTGGAGCGGACGTTACGAAACCAGACGCCGTTGGGCGTCGAGACATTCCTGACGGCAGCCTCAAACTGCTCCACCAACTGATCCGACTTCTGCAAGCCGTCTCCGGTGGGCGTGAATAGCTGAATCGTCAGCAGTCCTCGCTTAGTATACCGCCGCTTATTCGAGAGATTCGACAGAGAAGACTGCTGCCCCTGGGTGTGCTGCACCACGACACGAGCCCAGGTGGGCAGGGGGTCGGAGTTCTCGTCGGGGATGTCTTGCCGGGTGGAGTCGTAGATTACAACGAAATCAGAGAGACCGTCCGCGACCTGCTTCACCTTCTGTAAGATTTCGTCACGAGCTTGGGTCCGGGTCAGCGGCATCAGGCCCTCAACTGTAAGCGATACGCCACGGTCGTGTTAGCCGGGCGGATGGTGCGGGTGCTCATGATTTTCAAACGGCGGCCCTCGTCGAGGACGTAGTCGAACTCCGAGAAGTCGTGTCCCGCCTTGGGCTCCACCCAGGCGCCCAGGTCGCCACGTCGGATCATATCACCGTCCACGAGGTCGTCGTCGAAGCCGACCACAGCCCCCTTGACGGTTACGCTCACGGCCCCTGAATCGTCGGTGCCGCGCCAGGGCTTGTCCGGATCTGCCGGCGTCCGAGATTCCTTCACCAGCGTGAGCTCACGACCGAACTCGTTGATGAGCTCGGCGGCGACAATGGCCATTTCATCGTAGAACTCTGCCATGGCTCACACACGCTGGAGAAACTGGCCGGTGACGATGAGCTCGCGAAGTCGGGCCTCCGCGAACGGGTACATGCGGAACGGCACCGGGGCACCGCCCTCGGTGTACTTGGATTCTTTCTCGATCGGTCCCACCTTCTTCCGCTCTGCGGTCACCAGCCGGTTGCTGGCATCGTAGATGGGGTCAGGGGCGATCTCACCCGAAAGCTGCTTGAGTGCGAGCTCCGCCACGCACTCCTGGACCTCAACCGGAACGCCCAGGGCGTGGCGGCCGTCCTGGTAGAAGGCGTTCACGCGCGGCCACTCCATCGCCTGCGTGGTCTTCTCCCGCATGCCGATGAAGGTGAACTTGGCGTCCAGGTAATCGGAGGCGACGACAATCGCCTGTTGGATCTTGTCGTCGGTGTAAGGGGCACTGGTGTCGGGGTCTGTGAGGTCTCGGCCACGGTCGCCGTGGTAATCCTTGAAGAACTGGGCCGTGATGTACCCGTTCGAGTTCGGGAGCCCAGTACCATCCTCAGCGACGAAAGCCATGCTACCTCCGCTTCTTGCGGCTGGCCTCGCTCATTGCGATCGCAAGAGCCTGCTTGCGGGAAGTGACCTTCTTGCCGGTGCTAGAACGGAGCGTGCCCCGCTCATATTCCCGCATAACCTTTCGGATTTTCTGTTGCCGCTTTATCTGCTTGACCATCAGACCATACGGGCGAGCTCCACATGGACCGTCGCCGGCCTCAGTCCCCCGTCCGAAGGAGCAGCGATCATGGACAGGATGTCCCCGTCGACCGGAATCTGATGAAGCTGACCGGCGGGGAGGACCATGTTGTTCGTAGTGGCGGCTTGCCCGTCCTTGGAGAACCGAACGTGGATGGCCTGATCTGTGTGGATCAGGACCATCCCGCTCAGCTTCGGCGTCTCGACCGAAGAGAGCTCGGGAACCGTGAAGGGCGAACCGGTCACGCTCCCCGCAACCGGTTGCACGGCCGGGTGGCTCCGACCGTCTGCCTTTCGAGCCGAAAACAGGGATAGTAGCATCGGTTCACTCCTTACAGGTCTTCACGCTCTCGGTACTGCGGCCGGTCACTCAGGTGGGGCGAGTGACCATGCCGCCCGACTTCGCACGCGGGGCGGTCATACCGGCGACCCGGCTGGAATTACTTCCGCTTCGACGCTGCGTTGTGGTCGCGCCCAGTTTCGGGTTTGGACTCGGCTTGATCGACCGACTCCCCTTGCTTCCTTTCTTTGCCATCGTTGGAGCTCCCAGTCTGGGCGGCCTCGCCCTGACCTTCGCTCTTGCCCGACTCCTCGGC